ATATCTTCAGAGGTTGAGGTAGCTGAGTATGGTGAGCGTGTTAACGAGATGCTTCAGGGATGTGTTTTCGATGACTCCATCAGTCTGAAAGAAAAAGACAGGGTGAAGGTGGGCGATAACATGTACAACGTGGAATCCATCAAGCCTTATCCATCTTATCGTCTTGTTATCATAGAGAGGGTGAAGTAGATATGCCTATTGAAATCAAAGGATTAGATACACTCATAAGCGCTCTGGATAAACTTGCTAGTGGGATTGACGGCAATGTAAAACAGATTGTAGAACAGGAAGCCGACCGCATAGCAGGAGAAGCCAGAGCGCTTGCGCCTGTTGATGGTGGATATCTCAGAGAGAAGATACAGACAAGGGTTACTGAGACAGAGGATAAGATTGTTGGTGAGGTATACAACAATGCGAGCTATGCAGCATATGTGGAGTTTGGCACAGGACCTGTTGGACAGGCGGCAGGCCTTAAGATTGAGGGAATAGACCTCAGATACAGGCAGACACCATGGATGATACCTGTTGACAAGATAGATAAGGCTCAGGCTGAAAAATATCACTTCATCCCGATAAAGAAGGATGGTGAGGTTATAGGATATTTAACCAGAGGACAGGCACCACAGCCATACCTCTATCCGGCTATGAAGAACAATGAGGAACACATAGTAGAAAGGCTGAAATCAGCGGTAAGAATGGAGAGCAAGATCACTAGATGATAGATGCAAGAAAACAGATCAAGGAGCTGCTTGAAAGCATAGAGTATAACGAATTAAAGGTTAAACATGGATATCCAAAGTCTATAAGTTATGTTCCGTTGGTTACATTTATTCAGATAGCAAATACTGGCACAGGGATGCACAGTGTTGTTGAAAATTTGGGCTTTCAGATAGATATATGGAGCCGAACCTTTAAGGAATGCATATCCATCATGCTGATGGTTGATGAGAAGATGGTGGATCTTGGATTCAACAGGGACTACGAAAGCCCGGATGACGATGGAGATAATGTTGATGCCAGCGGATATTGCAGAAAGACTCTCAGATATAGCAGCAAAGTAGACACAAGAACAAACAGGCTTATTTCATAAGCAGAAAGGATGGTATAAAACAATGGCAGATACACCAAAGCAGGGACTTGCCTCAATAGGTCTTGATATCAAGATAGGCAAGACAGCCCTTAATTATGCAACAAAGATAGGAGACATTGGAGGAACACCTTCATCACTTGATGCTACATGCTTCAAGGATAAGTCAAAGAAAAGTGTTCCAGGTGTGCAGGAGAACGATAGCTGGGAGGTAGAGTATCTCTATGACAATGGAGCAACAACCTCAGACTATCGTATACTCAAGGGCCTTGAGGATGCTGGGGCTATAGTTGATGTTGAGGTCACATTCCCTGACAAGACAGTATTCAAGAATAAGGGATATGTTACAACGACAGTTACCGGTGCCGAGGTCAACAACCTCATTAAGGCAAAGGCAGTTGTAAACCTTCAGGGTGAGTGGGAGGTTACGGATCCAGTAGGAGCGTAAAAACTTTAAACACAATAACATGAAATGATACATCACAGGCAGGGGGAATGGTCTCCCTGCCTTTTTAGGAGGTAAAGCAGATATGCAGACATTGGAAATCAAACTCAAGGTAGATGGAGCAGAGAAGAAGTTTCACTTGAGACTTACAGCAGGTGGTCAGAAGATTCTCAAGGAGAAGTACGAAGAGAACATGCTGGCAACTCTTATGGGTGCAGTAGATGATATAGACAGAGCGGTTGATATTCTTGGCATAGCTCTGGGTTACAATGGCAATGACAACGAGATCACAGATGGAGAGGAGTTTTACGATCTGCTTGTTGAGAACGGCAGAAGCGGAGCTGAGGACTTTGCAAAGGTCCTTACAGATATTGCAGTTAATTCCGGAATTATCAAGAAGGATCAGGCAAATAGTGTTGTAAACAGTATCAATACAACATATAAGACTATGTTTGACAGCCTTGAGGAAAGAGTAGAGAAGCTGCAGAAGGATAGTGGACAGACCCCAACGGCGAACGATTCCGAGGATAAGTCAGACAGCACTCCCTTATGATATAGATAGGCTTCTCTTTGAAGCAAGGATAGCTGGTGTGGGCTTCTCTGAGGCTTTGGATTATACCTGGGGTGAGCTTGTGGACATGATAAGGATCTACAACGAGCGGGAACGCAGGAAGCACCAGCACGAAGCCAACATAGCATTCAGGCAGGCTGAGCTTATATCCATGTGGGTATGGAAGAATGATGGAGATATAAATGTATCAGATATATTCCCATACTGGAACGAGAAAGAAAAGAGACAGGCAGAGCTTGAGAAGTACAAGGCTATTATGCGCAGATATGTGGCGAAGAGCCAGAAATAAATAATGAAATACGAAAAGGAAGGAGGTGGGACAGAATATGACAATAGAGGAGATATCCGTCAAGTTTACTGCTGACACCAATGAGCTGAAGAAAGCTCTTTCAGATATTACCGAAACTCTCAAGGGAACTGAAGCACAGACCATGGACATAGCAAGTGCCTTGGATGAGATAACGCAGCCTATCAAGGATATGTCAAAAGACCTCAGGACGCTCACAGAGCAGAGTGCTGCATATAACAAGCAGATGTCAGAGGTTACGAAGACTGTTAGCGGAACAGGCAAGGCGGTTGGTGAGATAAATTCCAAGATGCAGACTGTATCAAAGCAGAGCACTGCTGAAACGGCCAAAATAACGACCGGATGGAAAAAAGTCAAAGAAACTATGCAGGATGTATTCAACTCAAGGCCAACAGCTAATTGGGGTGGGAATACAAACAATGGCGGTGAGACGAGATCGTATAAGGTTTCGAGAAATCCCAGTGATGCAACACAGGAAAAGGCACAGAAAGCTCTTGACGCGGAACAGGCCAAGCTCCAGAAGTTGCAGAATACCCTCAATGGCTACAGGATAAAGCTGGACGCAGTGAATCAGAAGTACGATATACAGAATCAGAAGGTTCAGAAAACCAGTAATGATATACAGGTACAGCAGACAAAGCTTGATGGTTTGAAAAGAGATTATGAGGCGATGTCCTCAGTAATGTCTGAGCTGAATATTGACGACAGCATAAATGCAGAGATGGTCAGACTCAAGACTACACTTGATGAAAATAAGATATCAGCCAACGAGTTATTCAATGCCATGGAGAGACTTAAGCAGTCTCCTTATGACATCATAGATGTTGGTAATTCGTTCATGTCCATGGAAGACATGACTAAAAAGATGAATGAACTGGATACATCAAGTGAGCAGGCATGGGGAAGACTTGAGAAGTTGGAAACAGCCATGGGAGGAGTCAGTGCCGAAAGCAGAAACTTTGGAAGCATGCAGGGGCTTCAGAGAATGAACTCTATTATTACTCAGCAGGAGAATAAACTGAGATCACTTCAGAACGCATATAGTACGGCATCGACACAGTCAGCAAGTTTAAGCGGTAAGCAGGAAATGCTTCAGGCAAATATGCAGCAGACAAGGGATTCTATACAGCAGGCACAGGAACGCATATCACAGCTCAGTGCCGCTTTGCAGAATACATCTCAGAATACATCTACCGGCTTCTTTGGCAGACTTGCATCTACTGTCAAGAACGTTGGTAATGCTACTGCGTCACTGATTCACAGATTCCAGAATGGCGTGTCCCACATAAAGAATTTTGGAACTGTGGCGGGCAGTGCCGGGCGCAGACTGTTCTCACTTTATGAGAATACAACACTGATAGGAAGAGGCTTATCATCGCTTAAAGATAAGCTGTCAGGATTAAGCTCAAAGTTTGTACAGACATCCAGAATGGTTAAGTCTATGGTGCTCTCAATGCTGTTTATGCAGCTTATGAGTGGAATGGGTGAGACCTTGCAGAGCTTTGCGAAGCAGTCGGTTGTTGTGAACAATGATCTGTCACTGCTGGCATCCTCATTTACCTATCTGAAGAGTAGCATATTATCAGCATTTCAGCCACTTCTCAGCTATATAACGCCGATACTTACAAGTATAGTGAACACTGTGGCTGATGCATTTAACAAGCTGGCTGAGTTCTTTGCATACCTTACAGGTCAAACAACATTTGAAAAGGCTGTATATACTCAGAAAGATTATTCGGCAAGCCTTGACCAGTCGGCTGCAAGTGCTAAAGAACTGCAGAATGTCCTGCTTGGATTTGATCAGATCACCAAGCTGGATGATAACAGTGGAAGCTCCGGAAGCGGCAGCTCAGGAAACGGACTGAATACAGGCAACTGGGAAACCACAAAGGTTATCAAGCAGCCTTGCGGATTCCATCAAGAGCGGCAACTGGGAAGCTGTTGGAAAGGCTCTTGGAGACAAGATAAACAGTGCTTTAGGATCAATTGATTGGAGCAGTGTCCAGAAAAAGTGCAACAGCATAGCCGAGAAGATAGCCGACTTTTTAAATGGAGCAGTTGAGGAGACAGACTGGAATCTTGTAGGATCCACACTTGGTAATGGAATCAATACATTCCAGAAGAAGTTTGATTTTAAGAAGTGGGGAGAGTCCCTTGCGGAAACACTAAACAGCACGCTGTCCACTACAGATTGGTCGCTGGCTGGAGATACGCTTGGTACAGCGGTTCAGAATGTCGTAGATACAGGCTTTGGCTTTGTCAAGACGTTTGATTGGAAGAAAGCCGGGGAGAGTGCAAGCAAGACAGTTAATAACTTCTTTGGAGCGATAGACTTTAAGAAGGGTGGTAAGACCTTCGGTGAGGGTGTAAAGGGTGTACTGAACAGTATATCGACATTCTTCGATGAAGTGGACTGGGATTCTATTGGTACAGATCTTGTCGATGCAATAACATCGGTAGACTGGATAGGAATCATTACAGGCGCTATCAAGGCTGTCATCAGTGTTGCAGGCGCATTTTACAAATTGGTACTTGCTATCTGGGATGCTATTATCAATCAGATCAAGAGTACAGACTGGTCAGATCAGGCACAGAAGATATGGGAAGGTATCAAAGATGTATGGGCTAAACTCAAGGATACAGCACTTGAGGTTGGTCTCAAGTTAAAGAATACCTTGTCAGATATATGGGAGTCGATAAAGAGTCTGTGGGGCGGTTCTGATGATAAGTCGCTGCCAATAGCGGCGAAGCTGTCAGCGGCGCTTGACGAGGCAACTGTTGGCAAGATCAAAGATTGGGCAACAGATAAGCTGCAGGACTGGAAAGATAAGACAGCCTTGTTGACAGCAATCGTTGCAACAACACCAACAGCAGTCAAGCAATGGTGGAAAGAAAGAGCTGACAACTGGAAGAGTAAGGCTTCATATTTTGGAATAAAGGTAAGCACAAAAATAGCAAATGTGAGATCAAGGTGGCGTTCATTAGCATCAGGCTGGAAGAGTAAGGCTTCGTATTTTGGAATAAAAGCAAGCACAGCAATATCAAGTATACGTGGCTGGTGGAATAGCAGATCAGCACAGTGGAGAGATAAGACTATATCATTTAAGATAAAAGCCGCTACTTCTGTGCAGGAGATCAAAGATAGCTTCAAATCAGCTATAAATACGGTTATTGGCTGGATAAATACTCATATAATTGATAATCTCAATAAGATTAGTATTACAATTCCGAAAATAAAGGTTTTTGGAAGAACATTATATGACGGAAATACTTTTGGTTTTGATGTTGGTCATATTTCGACATTTGCAACCGGCGGCTTCCCGGAGGACGGTTTGTTTATGGCGAACCATGGGGAACTTGTTGGTAAGTTCAGCAACGGCAAGACTGCGGTTGCTAATAATGCCCAGATTGTTGAGGGTATTGAAGCTGGTGTATATAGAGCTGTTACAGCAGCGAATAACAATGGCGGCAAGTCAGGTGGAAGCACACCAGTAATAAAGGTGTACGTTGGCGGAAAAGAGGTTACGGATGTTGTTGTAAAGGACATCAACGACAGGACAATCCAGACAGGTAAGAATCCATTATTGGTATAGAAAGGAGTGAGACTGTGGCAGAACTTGTTATAAATGGAGTGGACATGCCAGATCCAGCAATCAATGGTGGTCTCACTTATGCACCAGAGAAGATCTGGAGCAAGAACACTGGACGAGTTTCGGATGGAGAAATGTTCGGCGATATAGTGGCGAGAAAGATGACATTAAAAATTAAGTGGAATTATCTCACAGAATCACAGATAGCACTTATCGAAAGCGCAATCTATGATTCTTTTTTTGATGTCAAATTTAAGGATCCACGAACTAAGAAATATGTAACAAAGAGGATGTATGCAGGCGCTCCGACATACCCGGTATATGATGTGCGTGATGGAATGTACAGATATACAGGGGTTGGAGTTGACCTGATAGAGAAGTAGGAGATATCAGATGTACACGAATGTATCAGATGACTTTGACAATAGAATAATGGGAGAGGGCAGAACCTTCAGAGCACGTATAACATGTGATGACACTGTCATAGAATCCGGTTTTGTCAGTGTTGATATGAAGTGTATAGCCGGAACTGGTACAAGCACCTTAGAGATAGGGTGCGCCAGCTCCACGCAGCTTGATATCACAATGATACAGCCGGATATAAGTCTGACCGGCAGGGAAATTCTGCTTGAGATAGGCCTCATGCTTGATGATGACAGTATAGAGTATGTCAAGATGGGATACTTCATGGCACAGAAACCTACTGTTGATGATGGCAGGATCACGTTCACTGCATACGATAGGATGGCTTACAAGATGTCTGGATATTATCTGTCTAATATCTTATATCCTTGTGATATATCGGAAGTATGCGCAGAGATAGAGGCATTGACAGGTATCAGAATGAAGAATGCTCCGTCAGGTATCAGTATATCAAAAACCTTTGATGGTTACACATACAGACAGGTAGTTGGTTTTATAGCCGGCCTTGACGGCAAGTTTGCGACATTTGACAGGGATGGAGTGCTTGATTTCAAGTGGTACACGACAACAGATTATTCGGTTGAACTCAACAGGTCGTTCGATGATGTTGTTGTGCAGGAGAATGTGTTTCAGGTTGGGTATATCTCATGTGCTGTTGATGAGAACAATACAATTAAATCAGGACAGGGGCTGACAGGAATAGCAACAAGCAATTTCCTGATGACACAGGAGATCCTTGATGGCCTGTATGCAAAGTTAAAGGATATGAGTTATCATCCAACGACATGCAGTTTCGCTGGTGATATGAGGCTTGAGCTTGGAGATATAGTACAGGTATTGAGCAGAGATGGCAAAGCATATTCAGTGCCGATTATGAGTCTCGATTTCAGCTATGATGGCGGGCTTATAACGGCTATCGGATCATATGGCAGCACAGAATTTAGTGAAGCGACTTTTGTAAGTCCAACTGAGAGCTATGTTCAGCAAGTGTACAGACGCTTGTATGCAGATAAACTGGATGTGACAGATGCAGACATCAAGTATGCTCAGATTGACTTTGCAAATATAGGCAAGGCTGCACTGGAGCAGTTTTTCGCCAAGTCAGGACTGATTGAAGATGTTGTGGTCGGTGATCAGAAGGTTACAGGAACGCTCGTTGGAGTGACTATTTTAGGCGACAGCATCAAGGGTGGAACAGTCATAGCGGATAAGCTGGTCATCAAAGGTGAAGATGGACTGTATTACAAGCTGAATACTGATGGTAATACAGTAGAGAAAGAGCAGACGGATTACAACAGCCTTGATGGTGGTGTGATCAGAGCTAAGTCTATCACGGCAACTAAGATTGCTGTTGACGATCTCGTTGCCTTTGGGGCGACAATCGGCGGTTGGCACATAGCTGATGGTGGTTTATTCTCTGGCACAAAAGAAAGCGTGAGCAATACATCCAGGGGCGCATATCTTGGAAGTGACGGACAGCTCAACATCGGGGATTCGGATAATTTTGTTATGTTTTATGTGGACAATAAAGGAGAATCACATCTTGCTATATCAGCAGATAAGTTCACCCTTGGCAAGCAAAACATAGAAAATATTCTAAGCGACATAAAGCAGGATGTTGATAATGTTAGAGATGAGATAACCACACTTTTGAGAATAGAATCATCAAGAGGAACGGTATTCAAGAATAATGCAGTATCAACAGTATTATCTGTGGTGATATACCACGGAAAAGACAGGATAACAGATATAGATAAGTTACATGAAACGTATGGAAGCTCTGCGTATATTCAATGGAAATGGCAGAGGCTAGATGAAGAATCATATGGAATTATATCATCCGCCGACTCAAGAATGGGGAACGACGGATTTTCTTTTACTCTTTCACCAGAAGATGTAGATACAAAGGTAACTTTCATGTGTGAACTTATAACAGATTAACGAGGAGGAAAATAATCTATGGCAACAATAAAAGCAGCAGATCAGATTACAGTACTTGATGTGTCAGACGCATATAACGTTGTGCTGTCAAGCGAGGCGTATACGTTTCTTGGGGACACGCAGGGAGCTGTGGCCGGTTCTAAATGCACAACAGATGCAGCAGCATATTGCGGTAATAACATGTGTTCCGTTGTTACAGTAGATCCTAAGGCAATCGTATGCCCAACAGGAGTGACAGCGGGAGTAAGCAACAGTGGAACTTCAAAAGTCACAATCACATTTACACTGACAGCAAAGTTGACAACCGCATGTGAAGCGACTATCCCTGTTGTTGTTGATGGAATAACAATTAGTAAGAAGTTTTCGTTTGCAGTATCGAGAACAGGTGCAACAGGTGCTAAGGGCGATACAGGAGCTACAGGTCCAACCGGACCACAGGGCCCCCAGGGGGTATCCCCAACTGTATCGGTCACCAAAACCAATGGTGTGACAACCATAACCATCACCGATAAAAACGGCACACATACCCAGACTGTTAAGGACGGCACTAATGGAACTCCAGGAGCAACAGGGGTAAACGGTAAGACATCATATTTTCATGTAAAATATTCAAATGATGGAGGGAAAACATTCACGTCAAACTCGGGTGAAGATGTTGGAATGTATATAGGTACATGCACGGATTATAACCCGACAGACCCAGCAACCGTCAGTTCATATACATGGGCGAGAATCAAAGGTGAAACAGGTGCCAAGGGCGATAAAGGGGCTACAGGACCAACCGGACCACAGGGGAATACTGGACCAACCGGACCACGGGGACCTCAAGGCAATGCAGGAGCAGACGCAATAACTGTAACAATCACATCAAGCAACGGCATTATCTTTAAAAATAATACCGGTTCTACCGTGCTTACAGCACATGTATTTAAAGGAAGCGCCGAACAGATAATAGCTGATAATGGAACTGTATCTGGACTTGGAACAATAAAATGGTATAAAGGGGCAACACTTGTGTCTACATCAAAGACGTATACGGTTACTGCTGGAGCCGTAGACAACTCTCAGGCTTACACATGTCAGCTTGAAGCGTAAGGAGGTGTTTCTATGGCTATGATCAAAGCCAAGGCAGAAATAACCATATTTAATGTCAAGGATGTCAAGAGTGTAACAAGATATTATCTACTTCAGTCATCCACGGTTACAGCACCAGCTAAGCCTACAACCATCAATCCTGGAGGTAATTGGAAAACCACAGAGCCGTCTTATACGGATGGCTCTACAAATACCTTATATTTTGTTGATCTGACTATTATGAGCGACGGCAAGACATTCAGCTATTCCGATGTTTCAAAGTCTAGTAGCTATGAGGCAGCAAAGGCAGCTTATAACAAGGCCCTGTCGGTTGAAAAGTCAGGCAATGAGTTGAAGCTGTTTTGGGAGAAACTTATAAACGTTGACGAAGCGGACCCGGACAACTATTCAAAGTATATAACATTCAAGGACGGCAATATCATAGTTGGTATAAGCGAGCTGAAGCGGCAGCTTGTGATCGGCAGTGATGGTATATACATAACGAATGGCAATTCAATGAGCTTAGCTAAGTCTGGTGTTGTCTTTCTCGGAAAGCACACAATCATTGGCGATAATTCGGGTGAGTCATCATTATCTGTTTTAGGGGATTATTACCGCAATGGTTACCGTATTGGCGAAACATTCTATGGTAATTCAACAACAGCAAAGGCTATAAAATCAGGAGTCTGGTCGAATACAAACTCCTCAGTGACATTGCCGCCAGGTGTGTATATGATGACAGGAACGATATTATTTGCTGCATCAAAGGGAGGCAGACTGGGAGCTAGATTTGCTACATCAGATAATGGTTTTGACCAGACAACAAATGTTATTCCTGGAACAGCCACAGCTGCAACTGGATATGTACAGTGCCAGTGGATAATGTCTGTGACAGAAGATACAAAGTACTATCTACAGGCATGGCAGAGTAGCGGAGCAAACATAAATGTAACTGCTAGTTACATGAAAGCAGTAAGAATAGCATAAGAGAAAGGAGACGGAAAAATGAAAAATGCAATATGTACAACCGCTGGAGCAATAGGCGGTGTGATAGCGTCCCTGTTTGGTGGATGGGATGCTGGACTGGCAACATTGGTCATGTTCATGGCCATTGACTATGTGAGTGGCTTGGTGGTGGCTGGAGTGTTTCACAACAGCAAGAAAACAGCATCAGGAGCCTTGGAGAGCAAGGCAGGATGGAAGGGATTATGTCGTAAGGGCATGTCCCTTTTATTTGTATTGATAGCCTATAGGCTTGATCTGGCGATAGGCTCAAACTATATCCGGGATGCGGTGATAATAGGATTTATTGTAAATGAGACGATCAGTATTGTTGAGAACGCTGGTCTCATGGGTGTACCGCTTCCTGAGGTAATCAATAAAGCAATAGACATATTAACATCAAAGAGTGAAGAGAAAGGCGGCGAATAATATGAATGGAATAGATATATCAGCGCATCAGGATGACATTAACCTCTCTAAGGTGGCTTGCGACTTTATAATAGTCAAGGCTACCGAGGGATCAGACTACTTCAATAGGTGTTTCAATGACCATGCTAACAAGACGCTCAAACTTGGACGCTTACTGGGTATGTATCACTATGCAAATGGAGGGGACGTCAAGAAGGAGGCAGATTTCTTCTTAGGTAAGATAAAGAAGTTCATAGGTAAGGGGATCATAGCCCTTGATTGGGAAACCGACAACAATCCTAGATTTGGCAGAGATGATACGGAGTGGTGCGAGGCATGGTGCTCATACGTTTATAAGCGGACAGGGATCAAACCTTTCATATATATTCAGAAGTCATCGATGGATAGAGTTAAGTCTGCTGGATACCCACTCTGGATAGCTCAGTATGCAGATAATAACGATACTGGATTCCAGAAGACTCCTTGGAATGAGGGCTCTTATGACTGCATTATCAGGCAGTACTCTTCCCATGGACGACTCAACGGATATAATGGTAATCTTGATCTCAATAAGGCGTACATATCCAAGGTGACTTGGCAGAAGTATGCTGGGGTTAAGACTGCAACATCTTCAACGGCTAAGCCTACCATAAAGAAGAAGTCCATTGCAACGATAGCAAAGGAAGTCCTCGCAGGCAAATGGGGGAACGGCGACGTTAGAAAGTCAAAGTTGACCAAGGCAGGGTACGACTATGCGAAAGTTCAGGCAGAGGTCAACAAGCAGGTAAAAGCGTCACACGTAAAATCCACAGATGAGATTGCAAGAGAGGTAATCGCTGGCCGCTGGGGCAATGGACAGGAACGTATTGACCGCCTCAAGGCAGCAAGATATAATCCGGATAAGATCCAGAAGAGAGTGAATGAGTTGATAAAAACCATTTAAATAAAGAGTTGGTTAATTTAGTGTTTTATAATATCATTTTGGCAAGAATTAACCTAACTATATCTTTATTTTTTTTGTCCACATTTTGTCCACGTAGATTGAGTGATAAATAGTAAAAATAGGCAAAGTGTAAATTGCGTAGAAAAAACATACATCGAAATAATGGCGGAAATAAGCCATTTTTTAGCCATTAGCAGATAAAGTAGGTTGCATATTAGTTCCTTATATTGGAATGGGTAACAACCCTATGGTTGGTGCTACAGTTGCTGTAGCTGTTTCTGTTGAGGAAGCTGCTAACGCTGGTAAATTCTAAGTAAAATCAAGGCTTTGGGGAATTGTGAGATAATTCAGAATTTTCCAAAAACTTGTCCACATTCAGTATAAAATGTGTTTTTGTCCACATTTTGTCCACGTAAAAAAATTTGTCCACGTAATCTTGCGTGGACACGTGGACAAAAAATGTGGATTTTTTATATTTAATATAGCTCATTTATTATATCTTCTACCTGAACATTCATGGCAGTTGTAGGGTGAACATATCTTTCAGTTATTTCAACATCAGTATGTCCGAGTCTGTATTGTATCATAGGCATTTGTACACCTTTTTCAAGAAGTATGGTTGCATGTGTGTGTCTTAGTGAATGAAAATCCCAATCTTCGGATATAGCTATTCCATTCTTAGTAGCCTTGCCGTGGATTACACGGCTAACATGTTTCATTATGTCTGGCTTTATATATTCCCCATTTTCTCTTTGGGTAACAAATTCCATAGGTTCAGCGTTTGGATCATCCATAACAATATGGTTATCTTTATCAACGCCTGCCTGGCGATGGAACTCTCTATAAAACAGTTTGGCTTTCTCCTGGTGATCTTTTTCTTCCTGTAAGAGTTCGATGGTTTTTGTGTCAAGGGATATTGTCCTGAAGCTGTCGTATTTGGGGTTACATATAGTGTATAGCTTGTCACCATCGTATTTCTGCACCTGTCGGTTTACAGATAGTGTACCCTTATCAAAATCAATATCGGACCATGTGATGGCAAATGCCTCACTGATGCGGAGACCACATCTATAACCAAGGATCAGAGGTATATGAGCAGTAGACCCTTTTGGGAATCTGGCCATTATATGATTCCATTCTTCATGAGTGACAACACGGCGGATTTTTTTCCTTGTCGGAACATCTTCAGAGGTTGCCCTTGGCTGAGGGAGCTTTATATATATAGCTGGACTCTGAGCAATATACCGGCATGGTTCCACAGCATAAGAAAATGCACCAGTAAGTATACCTTTCAGATCGGTCAAGGTATTGCGTGAATACCCGGAGTTAAATTTCTCATTTATGAGATCCTGAAGTGCAGCAGGTGTAATTGATTTTAAGTAATATTCACCGAGAGTAGGGCGGATGTGGTTATTGATTCTCTTTCGATAAGTGTCACATGTGCTCTGGGCAAGATTTGTCTTGCAGTATGTATCAAGCCAATAATCAAGATAGTCAGAGAAAGACATATCAGATGGGGTAAAAATCTGTCCAGACTTGTTATATTCTGCAAGGGCAGCAGTACCGGCATCAAGCGCATCCTTTTTGGTATTGAAACCAGATTCACTGTGATGGTATCGCTTACCACCTATGGATGCTGTTTCAAAGCGGTATTCCCAGTTTGCTGGTTTGGGTCTGCCGTCTTTATAGAATTTGTTCTTGTTCCTATTTCTTGTAAGTATCTTCATATAGATCATCCTTCCTAAAAATAGGCATAAAAAATAAGCCTACTAAAATGAGAAGGCTTATGATATAATGTAGTTTGTTGAAACGTTAGTCATAAGCCTTCGGTTTGTGGGTAACTTCCCTCAGGTGTTCCAGCACCTGGGGGATTTTTATTTTGAACTATTTCCAAATTGGAATAGGTTCATACAACGTAAAAGACCCCGCATTTCTGCGAGGTCTAAAATATTAAGAAAAATAACTACATAAAATTCGTGCCCTATAGGCGGCTTAATATAGTTATTATAATCAAAATCTATCTCGCATTCAACTATAAAAAATATCATTAGCATACGGTTTATAGTTTTTTTACCTTATTATTTTTCTATCTCCTCGACCTTGTTTGGTGTTTTCAATTTAGGTGTGCGTATTCCATCTATGTGTTCAAATAAATCTTCTTTTATCGGTGCACCCATTGGATCCAGTATAAAGTCTATGCCTTCTCTTCGAGCCTGTTTGGCGGCGGGCACAAAATCACTATCACCAGAAATGAGAACAATTTGATTTACTTGGTTTTTAAAAGCAAGAGACGATATATCCACACCAATTCTCATATCAACCCCTTTTTGCTCTATATTAAGAACAAGATCTTGCTGACTTATATCCTCAACTTCCAATTTGCCTTGAAGAAGTTTTTTGGTAGCCTCAGTGTTAAGATGATAGTTGAGTTGTGTATCGGATAAGCGACCTAATCTGAGGGCAAATTTTCTATGATGTTTTAATTCATTTAGAAAATCAGTCATCCAGATATATTCGCTTGATTTTTTCAAATTTTCACTCTTATTAGTCAAGGGATTATATATATTCTTCTCTGCAGGTGGACAATCATAATAGAATATGCGGTACAAATATCTATTTTCATATTTATCACGAAGATGTTTATAGCAATATTCGTTCAATTCGTCCGCTCTTTCTGATGGTGATTTGTCACCATATAGATAGCGGGCTCTTTTTCTATAAAACCCTCCATCAACTAGGATGGCGGTAGTTATTTGATGTTTTTGATCTGGCAATAAGTTGTTCGTTTTTCCCATAATATCCTCCTCTTAGGTATAAAAAAAGCCCAGGGCGTTGTCACATCCCTTATAGTGGGAGGACGTTGCCAAGGGCAAAATTAACTTATAAATATTGTATATTTATATTATATGCCCTTTAATCAAAAGTCAATACTAAAAGTTCAGAAAATTAAACATTTTTTTGTATATAATGAACAAAATGTTTAAAATTTGAGGCTTGTTTTCGCAGCCTTGATAATGCGTTTTTACCAATTTACAATTCAGTTAGCCCATGTGCATAAGCCTCAACAACATCGGCAGAGCCTTTGTTGAAGTCGTCCCTGTCTATGTGTCCGATAGCGTGGATATAAGCGTCATTGAGTTGTTCCTGTGTGAATCGTGAGTTGAGGAAGATAGTGTAAGAGCCATCTTCGTTACTGGTCACGGTTTCTTTAATCTTGGTAGATTTTAAATCCATCATCTGTACGTTTATATATTCCAAAGAAATCATCCCTTTCAAATGTAATCAGAAAAACAATAACAAAATCCGTGGGATGTTTTATGTGCATTATCGTTTCTCTTTATTCTTGAGAGCCATGAGCATTGTGTGAACTGTCTCCAAGTCCTCTGGCTCTGCATCCCTTGCGGCATCGAAGAGAAGAGAGAGCTGCTTGTTCTCGAATATCTCTTGTGCTTTCTGAGCTGTTTCATCGTCAAAGTAATATGTAGGCTTGGTTTCTGGTTCAACAATCAAGTCTCCCGGTTCGACATGTAAGTATTTGGCAATATCTATAATAGTATCAACTTTGGGAACTCTTGTACCAGAGCACCAGTTTGATACCGTTGATTTTTCATATCCAAGATCGTTAACTAAATCGCTCTGAGTTTTGCCATTTAGCATTAGATAATATTTTAATAATTTAGCAAATTGGTTTGCACCCATTTCATCACGTCCTTTCTTATGTTTGATTATACACAAAATGAATACTTATAGCAAGCGAAAAGCAAAAAAAGTTTTCATTTTGCTTGACAGTTCACAAAAAGAATACTATAATGCAATTACACGATGAAAGAAAGGAGGCGAAAGATTGAATAGTTTAAAGATAAGATTATCAGCTGTCAGAGTAAATGCAGGTCTTTCACAGCAGGATATTGCTGATAAAATGGGCGTTTCTCGTATTACAGTTGGTAATTGGGAAAGTGGCAAGGTAAAGATGAAAGAGGCAGAATTAAGAATGTTTGCAGATATTTGTAGTTTTCCTAGAGAAAATATTTTTTTGCCTTACTAGTTCACAAAAAGAATACTAATAAGAGAAAGGAGAGGCATGACAACAGGAAAGTTAAACAAAATACTGGAAGCACTGGACGGAATCAGTTATTTGGACTGGGTTAAGTTGGAGAGAGAAGTGAATCAGAGATTCAATGCCGATATCCGCTTAATGTCAAACACAACACCATTAAGGGATACCGACAAAGTCTTTAAGGAACTGGCTAAGTGTGATTCTAACCTTCGACAGTCTGAATAAATATAGGATTTATTCGGTAGACAACACCCTTGTAAAGAATTTTCACATAGTCAAGTTCGTAATAGGTATCTGGCTTGCGATTTTCAGGAGCGTAGATAACTGCGTTTTCTTCATACCACATATCAGGAGACTTGCCATCGTTACCTATTTTGCAATCTGGGTCATCGTTCAAACACACCCAGTTGCCAATAAGACATGCATAAATCTTCATAGTTTCACCTTCTTTCGTATGGATTGATGCTTGATGCACCTATGGAAATTATAGGGTGAAATGATGAGGACGACAAGAAGAAAGGAGGGAAGTAATGCTCAAGAAGATATACACAGAGCTTGTACAAATAAGAAAAGAGCTCCAGACAATCAGAAAGCTACTGGAGCCAAAACCGGTAAGGCATCCTGTTGTCGTAATTCAGAAAGAGTATAGAGAGGAATCAAAGAAAAGATGTTGACCACGATTATTGGCATAGCCATTGGAACATTTGTCGGAAGGTTGATTTTCGACATTTGGAAATCAAGAAGGAAAGGAGATAGGAACGATGAAGACAAAGAAACTTAAGAAAGAAGTGGACAAGACGATAAAGCACCTGTGTAAGAAGGTTAGAGACGATAACTATATGTGTGACTACAAGGATTCCATGGCACGGACTCTTGACTCCATGATGAAAACAAGAGCCCGGCTTGGTAAGTCAAAAAAGACTAAGTAAGAGATTATCTAAGCTTTACGTTTACATTACAAGCTTTAATAGCTCTTTTAGATATGTTGTCATATAAAGCTACGATCTCTTCAATGGTCTTGTCTGATAAGTCCTGGTTCTGAAGGTAAAGCAGTGTCAGTGCCTCAGCCTTAGTAGCAGGAAATGTCTTGAAAGTTTCCATAGTTGCACTCCTTTCTATGTATTTAGTTATAAACATATGTTCATACCAGTATATATCGTATCTAAATATAAGGAGGTAGTCAAGTGGATAAGGAAACAATATTACAGGCTGTTGAGGGAGAAAGACTCAGACAGGGCATGTCAAAACGTAAATTGGCTGAAAAGGCAGGATTTACTGACAGGAGCTTGTACATGTGGGAATCAGATAAAAGAGGAATGACATTGACTAATGCCGACAGCTTATTGAAAGCGGTTGGGTTGAAGCTGGTCATAGAGAAAGACGTGTAAAAAATATTTGCATTTTTTGAAAATACTCGTCTGTTACATGTTGCAAAACATTACGCAAAAAGGAGGTGAGAACAACGGAAGAAACAACAATATACACAGTTGCTGAGGTAGCGGAAATATTACATACAAATGTTGCGTATGTACACAGGCTTAGGAAAAGCGGACAGCTTAAATTTATGAAATTGGGAGCTTACAAAGTCCGTAAACAGGAGTTGGATAGGTTCTTGGCTGAGGCAGAGGGTATGGACTTGTCAGATCCATTTAAACCACGAAGTCTGGAGGCTGAGTGAAACAAAAAAAGCACCTTTGGAATTGCAGTTCCGCCGGTGCATAGAAAAATACTCAAGAAAATCATAGCAGAAAAGGGGAAGAAAAGCAATGAAGAGAAACTTAGACACGAAGGCTGTCAAGGCGGTGTGCCTTGCGGCGATGCTGATAATACTGATCATTATGGCATATAACATCATATTTAACACGGCTTTGGTTATGGCTCTCCCGGTTGGCAGCCTCATAGCATATTTGCTTGGAACAGTATTCACAGAGCTGGGACTGCTTAACACAGTGGAGCAGATGAACAGGATTGAAGATCAGAGAGAAAGTGAACAGCCATGGTAAGTATGAAAGCCCTTGGCAGCCATGAAGAATGGCTCAGGGCAAGAACCAAGATAGGTGGGTCGGATGCCTCGGCTATTGTGGGAATGAACCCCTACAAGACCAACGTGGATCTATTTAAAGAGAAAGCCTACGGCATAGAGCCGGAGGACATATCGGATAAGCCTTATGTCAAGTATGGAACAGAGGCAGAAAAGCATCTGAGGGAGCTATTCAAGTTGGATTATCCAGAGTATCAAGTTGGGTATGTGGAAAACAACATGTTCACAAATGACAAGTACCCGTGGGCGCATGCATCTCTTGATGGCTGGCTTTTAGATCAGGATGGCCGCAAGGGTGTGTGGGAGTGCAAGACTACCAACATTCTGCAGTCAAGACAAAAGGAGAAGTGGGATCATAGGATCCCGGATAACTATTACATACAGGTGTTGCACTATCTCATGGTGACGGAATTTGACTTTGCGGTGCTCAAGGCTCAGCTTAAGTCGGAGTTTAACGGTGATGTATACCTGCAGACGAGGCACTACAAGATAGAGCGGTCGGAGGTAGAGGATGACATTCAGTATCTTATTGACGCTGAAAGAGACTTCTGGGAGTGCGTACAGGTGAGGAAAGAACCACCGCTGATACTCCCGGAGATATAGGAGAGATGCAATGTATTACAACGAATGTCCGCAATGCGGTGCTTACTTGGATCCAGGCGAGCACTGCGACTGTGAGGAAGAGAGACAGCGACAGACACAGCGTATCATGGCGATGGTGCGAGAGAACAAGGAGAGTCACCAGATGGAGCTGGTGCTGAATTAGGAGGTTTACATGGAATTAAGAGTTAATGAGGTAGCGATACCAGAGAAGATTGATTTTAACTATGAGGAGCTCAAGGCTGAGCTTACATCTAAGGTCTCATTTTATGAGACGCTTGTCTACACAGATGACCAGATCAAGGACGCAAAGGCAGACAAGGCCAATCTGAACAAGCTGAAGAGAGCCCTCAATGATGAGCGCATCAGAAGAGAGAAAGAATACATGCAGCCGTTTAATGTGTTTAAGGCTCAGATCAACGAGATAATAGGCATTATAGACAAGCCTATAGCGGTGATAGATGAACAGGTCAAGGCATTTGACGAGAAGCGCAAGGCCGAAAAGCAGAAAGCCATTGAAGAATTGTTTGCGACTATCGGTTTTCAGAATTTTGTCACGTTGGAGAAGATATGGGATCCTAAGTGGTTGAATGCATCGGTATCAATGAAGAGTATAGAAGATCAGATGAAGTCTAAGATGTACGAGATCGGCAACGGAGTGCTTACACTCAGTCAGCTCCCGGAATTTGGATTTGAGGCTACGGAGGTATTTAAGGATACATTAGACATTAACAAGGCCATTTCTGAGGCTAAGAGAATGTCAGAGATCGCAAAGGCAAAGGCTGAGGCAGAGGCAAGGAGAAAGGCTGCAGAAGAGGCACGAAAAGCAGCAGAAGAGGCAAGACGGAAGGCTGAAGAAGAACGCAAGGCACAGGAGAGAGCTGCCGAGGAGCAGAGAGCCGCAATGGCAAAGGCTATGACACCACCTGAGGATGCACAGCCAGCACCAGTAGAGGAATCACAGCCGGAGCCACAGAAGATGGTAGTTAAGTTTGAAGTAGAACTTACAACAGAAGATGCAACGGCTCTGAGAGAGTTCTTCCAGAGCAGAAATATAACATTTAGAGCGATTAAGTAGGAGGTATACAAAATGATTAAGTCAGAAATGGGATCAGTATCAATGAGAGGAACAACACCGGTTCTTATATCGGAGTTAGCACTTGCGGTGAAGGGAATAAGAGAATCACTTGCTAAAGAGTATGGAGAGACAGCTACAGATGAGTTGATAAACAAAGCAGTGGAAGCATCCAAAGCTGAGGGAGACCTTGACGAGATTATGCAGGGGCTCATACATGATACGTTTGACATATTGACCAAAGCGAATTGCAACAAGGATACACAGGATATGAGCTCCATCTTGGAGCAGGCACTGCGTAAGGCATTCGGATTGTATTAGGAGGATAGGCAGATGGAACATTACAACATAAGTGAGGCTATAGAGGCACAGGAAAGATATTGCAAGAAGAACGGTCTCCCCTACTTTGCACCGGGTAATGGTATCTGTTATCGCTGCAATAAGAACATATACAAAAAGATAAAAAGAGATGAAACATCGATAGAAAGAGGAATATCGGTAGAGGCGGCAGGAACAAAACTTATAACAGGATGTCCACATTGTAATTGGTCGTTCTGTGAATAAGATCACGTAGTTTACATAGGAGGTAAAAAATAATGGCAGTAAATAACAGTTTAGTTGCAAAGAGCAAAGCACAGCAGAATCTGGGAATCACAGCATACCTTACACAGGATGCAATCAAGAATCAGATCAATAAGGTAGTTGGGGGTAAGAATGGACAGAGGTTCATATCTGCTATTGTATCAGCATACAACACCAACCCTACACTTCAGGAGTGCACGAATCAGTCGATTCTTTCAGCTGCACTTCTTGGTGAGAGCTTACAGCTTTCACCATCTCCACAGCTCGGACACTATTATATGGTTCCGTTCAACAACACCAAGGCAGGCACAAAGGAAGCTCAGTTCCAGATGGGATATAAGGGATATATTCAGTTGGCTATCCGTTCCGGTCAGTATAAGAGACTGAATGTTGTTGCGATCAAAGAAGGTGAACTGGAATACTTTGACCCACTCAACGAGGATATCAAAGTCAATCTCATGGTTGATGATTGGGACAAGAGAGAAGAGGCTGAGACAATCGGCTACTATGCAATGTTTGAGCTTGTGAACGGATTCAGAAAGACAATGTACTGGAGTAAAGCTCAGATGCTTGCTCATGCGGACAAGTATTCACCAGCATTCTACAAGGATGCAGGAAAGGTCAAGACAAAGTACGGAGAGAAGCAGAGAGTATCATTTGCTGACTATGAAGCCGGTAACTATGATCCTCGTGATTCGTGGATGTATTCATCATTCTGGTACAAGAATTTTGATGGAATGGCTTACAAGACAATGCTCCGTCAGCTAATCAGTAAGTGGGGAGTAATGAGCATAGATCTCCAGAAAGCATTTGAGGGTGACATGGCAACCTTGGACGCTGAGGGACACCCTACATACGTTGAGAATGACAATGATGAGTATGTGGAAGCCACAGCAACAGAGATGAATGAACCAGAAGCACAGGCTCCACAGGCAGAGCCACAGGATACTCAGAATAATGCTCAGAATACACAGAACAGTGTTCAGGATCCACAGCCAGCACCGGCAGAAAATCCACAGCCAGAGATGAACGCTGCCGAGGCGGCACTGTTTGGAAGTTTCAAGTAGGTTACATTGACATTACATTTAATACATCACAAGCACAGTAACGTAATGTCTTAGCATATATCCCTGTTGCTCTTATTTGAGGGCGGCAGGGGGAAAGGAGCAACAATGGCTTGGAACAGATCACGAGCTAAATACGGCAACAGAAAGGTTGCCTTGGACGGCATCACATTCGACAGCAAGAAGGAAGCTCAGAGGTATACAGAGCTGAAATTGCTTGAGAAAGCGGGCAAGATAACAGGCTTGCAGCTTCAGAGAGAATTTGAGCTTATACCAGCTCAGAGAGAACACACGAATGAGATATATGAAAAAGGACCCAACAAGGGCAGATTCAAACCGGGAAAGCTCCTAGAGCGTAAGTGCTCATACATAGCAGACTTCGTTTACTGGGATGGATTTGAAATGGTTGTTGAGGATACAAAGGGCATGAGAACAAAGGAATACATCATAAAGCGTAAGTTGATGCTTTATAAGTATGGAATACGAATCAAGGAGGTGTGAACCACATGGGAAATAAAGGGAGCTTTGTCTTTTATACCGAATATAGAGAGCATTTGTCGATGCTGCCACCAGAGCAGGTCGGTGAGTTGATGTTTGCTCTGATGGACTACCAGGAGACAGGCGAAGTTCCGGATCTTCCAAAAGGTAGTGCACTTGCCATGTGCTTCTCGTTCATCAAGAAACGGATGGACAAGGACAACTCCAAGTATGAGGAGCGGTGTGAGCGCAACAGGTTCAACGGCAAAAAGGGCGGCAGACCTACAAAGGAAACGGATAATTCCGAAACCGAGGAAAACCCAAATAAACCGAATGGTTTTTCTGAAAACCGAACGGTTATTTCCGAAACCGAGGAAAACCCAACCGAACCCAAAAAAGCCGATAATGATAATGAATATGATAATGATAGTGATAATGAGGAGTATATACATACTCCTACTAAGGCACGTGCGTGCGCACATGCGGAGGTGGAGAAAACACACAAGAAGTCTGAGCCGGTCAAGTATAGCGATGATCCAGAGCTTAATGATGCCATAGTGGAGTTCATCAAGTTCCGTAAGGGAATCAAGAAGCCTATGAGTGACAGGGCTATAACGCTGATGATGAACAAGCTGGAGTCGTTATCTCACGATAAGCATGAACAGGTACAGATTCTCAATCAGTCGATAATGCAGGGATGGACAGGCCTATATGCGCTTAAGGATGACGGTAAGAGCCGAGGGCAGCCACGGAACGTGAATCCAAATGGATTTGCAAACTTTAAGCAGACTGATAATACAGAGCAGCTTAGTCAGCTTGAGAAGATGCTTGCGGATGAGCTGAACAATAATAAATAACACACGAAAGGAGCCGAACCTCCGGCCGGGGTAATGCTATAGCGGGTTCCTGAGAAGTGAATGAACGAAGACTTAATAACGAGAATTTTTGGAGAGGATGGCGAACTTGACAGCCCGGACGAGGGCTTAGAGGAATACAAGAAGCGCAAGAAAGAAGCCAGGGAGAAAATGATAATGCTCCAGAGCCAGCCGTATGAAGTTAAGGTGCGGCGCTCAAGACTTAGAGCTGAAGAGTTCATGGAGCAGATGCAGATGCGAGGCAAAACAGCCCATGTTAGTGTTGGCGGTCTTGACAGTATTACATTACACGTATTTCTGAAGTCGATAGGGATCAATGTTCCAGCGGTCTCGGTTTCATCTCTGGAAGATAAGAGTATACAACAAATACATAAAGCTCTTGGAGTGACAATCCTGAACCCGCTTAAGACAAAAGTTGAGGTACTCAATGAGGTTGGGTTCCCGGTTATCAGCAAGAGGATAGCGGGCAAGATAGCACTGCTTCAGAATCCGACTGAAAACAATAAGACAGTTCGACATGCAATAATCACAGGCGAATGTGGAGAGCTGGGGCACTTTCAGAAGAACAGCCGCATGAAGTTGCCACAGAAGTGGCTTAACCTGTTCGGAGGATATGAGAACGAGAATGAATGTGTTATGTATTACAAGCCAAATTTCAAGGTGTCAAATGATTGTTGCTATTGGCTGAAAGAGAAGCCATGCGATGACTGGGCTAAGGCTCATTCAAGCTATCCGTTCCTTGGCATGATGGCATCCGAAGGTGGTCAGAGAGAAGAAGCTCTCACAGATCATGGGTGTAATTATTACGGCAAGACAGTAATGAGATCAGCACCATTTGCACCATACCTCAGAAATGACATATTGAGACTTGCTCAGGAGATGGACACTTGGTATCACGCACATACAGATGTGTTTGCAAAGCTTTATTATGAGCAGCCATACAGCAAGGATAAGGCTGGCAACACAATACCTTATGAACCGGTTGAGACAATCATACCGGCTATATATGGACGGATAGAGGATGACGGACACGGAAATCTCAGAACGACAGGAGCACAGAGGACAGGCTGCAGTATGTGCGGTTTCGGAATCCACATGGAAGAACGACCACACAGGTTTGACAGGCTCAGAGAGCGGAACCCCAAAGAATGGGAGTTTTACATGTATAGATGCTGCACGGATCCAGAGACAGGAGAAAAGTTTGGCTGGGGAAGAGTCCTGGACTATATCGGAGTGCCGTGGGAAGATGTACCGGCGGTACAGCTGAGTATATATGATTACCCGGAGGTGTTGCCATGATAAACGGAGAGCTTATCGTTGATAATTTCGCCGGAGGTGGTGGAGCATCAACAGGGATTTTACAAGTGTACATCAAGTACGGTTGTAAATAACGGAGCAGTAAGAGAACTGAGGTGATTACTATGAGAAATAATTTGAAGAATGCCAGAAAGACAAAAGGAATGACACAACAGGGAGTTGCCGATTATTTGGGTATCGGTCTCAGATATTATCAAAAGATAGAATCTGGAGACCGAACCGGTGATTTTGAAATATGGGATAACCTAGAGGATTTATTTTCTATTCATCAGAGGATCTTGCGTGAGATTGAATAAATGCATCTCTGCACAGCAGATAGTCAAGAGATACATTGAAGATGTCCGCTATCTTGACTAAACAATCCAGAGATGGAGAACGCTCACCTTGTTCATATTTTTGGTATGAACGCAAGGTTATACCAAGTAAATCAGCAGTTTTTTGCTGAGTAAAGCCATTTTCCATACGTATTTGACGGAGTCTTTTACCAAACATACATATAACCTCCACTTAAATTATACTTGACTACGCCCATATTGTACGCTATACTTCGTGAAAGAAATACGCCCGAAATGGGCGTAAAGAGTAGGAGGTGTACATATGGTTGAACTTATGGAAATTATTGAGCTGATGGTTGAATTGCCAGATGAAACCTTTCAGGAGGCAATAGTCAACTTAAGAGGCAACAAAAGTCTGAGCAAGGACTTTGTTGAACTATTGATTGATTTTACATCAGATGAAAGAGATAAAAAAATAAGACAATCCCAATTCGCCTAGCCAGCAAGGAAATTGTCTTATTGCAAGGAGTACCTTGTAAGTTAATTATATGGTGCTCCGATTCAAAAAACAAGAAGAAAAGGAGATTGATTACATGAACGATTTGAAGATATTTGAGAATAAAGAATTTGGAGAGATCAGAACAGTGGTAAAAGATGGTAAGCCTTGGTTTGTCGGCAAGGATGTGACTAAGATACTGGGATATGAAAGGCCAACGAAAGCCATTCTGGATCATGTGGATGAGGAAGATCTAGATGCAGTCCCAATTCAGGACTCCATCGGTAGAATGCAGAATACACCTGCCGTCAATGAATCAGGGCTTTACAGCCTCATACTTTCAAGCAAGCTACCAAACGCAAAGCGGTTCAAACGTTGGGTAACATCTGAGGTGTTGCCATCAATCCGTAAGAACGGCGGTTACATAGCCGGACAGGAAACCATGACGGATGATGAACTGATGGCCAGAGCCTTACAGGTGGCTCGGAACAAGCTACTTGAGAGGGACAAGCAGATAGAGACCATGAAGCCAAAGGCAATATTCGCTGATGCGGTTGCAGCAAGTCACACATCAATTCTGATCGGAGACCTTGCAAAACTGATTAGCCAGAATGGTGTGAACATCGGTCAGAAACGCTTGTTTAAGTGGTTGCGTGATAATGGCTACCTCATCAAAAGAGAGGGCTCAGATCGAAATATGCCAACTCAGAGGAGCATGGAGATGAAACTGTTTGAGGTGAAGGAAAGCACCATAAGCAATCCAGATGGATCAGTCAGAATCACCAGGACACCAAAGGTTACAGGCAAGGGACAGCAGTATTTTGTGAATAAATTCCTTGCTATCTGAAAGGAGAGAACACATGACAGAATTTGAGATAGATGCAATATTCAACACCATCTGCCGACCGGGGCGGGTGGTGAGAATACTCACGAAGAACGGAAAAGAGGAGAATGTCCCTATAAGGGTTTGGAAGCGATGGACAATCATCAAGGTATATGAGCACCATGTACTGATGCAGAGCGAACAGGGCTACCATGAGAGCTTTAGCAACATAAACATTAGAGAGATGATCAGGAAGGGAGAGATACGATGGAAATAACACCAGAGAGAATAGATAATTGCAAAACTTGCAAGTACAGATACAGAGACGAGTCAGAGGAACCATGCGCACACTGCACCAAGAACGCTGTGGACAACTATGAGCCGATGACTAACGGAGATTACATCCGGTCGCTCAGTGATGCGGATCTTGCGCAGATAATCATGTGTCCGAATGAGATAGGGTTTGATGGCAATAAATGCACAGGGCATTGTTGTGAGTGTACCCGCAGCTGGCTTGAGGCGGAAAGGAAGGTTGAGGAGTAATGGCAAAGGTATCAGAGGCAACAAAACAGGATCCAAATTGGATAAGAGCATTTGAAACATCAAAACAGCTTGGGGCATGCACATATCCGGCTACATGGGTATTGAACTTTATAAATGAATGGAATGCAGCTGTGGCAAGGCTGAGAGGATAGGAGTGTGGGAATATGGAAGAGAGAGAAGCAATAGCCAAATTAAAGGAAACAACAGATTATAGATATTCACATTATGCCTATGTGAATGATACCGGAAAGGCATTTGATATGGCGATAAAGGCACTTGAGAAACAAGGACTAGAGAAACGTAAGTCAGAGAAGTCAATGAGAATTGAGACTGAAAAATTTATTGAGGAGCAGCCAACAGTCTATGATGTGGACAAGGTTGTTTCAGAGCTACAGGACAAGTCATTTGAAAGGTACGGTAACTCTGCCATGGGCGGAGAGCTAGTGGTTAATCTTGATGATGCTGTGGAGATTGTGAAGAGAGGCGGAGCGGATGATTAAAAGAAAACTGTATAAATGGATGTTCAAAAAGATATACTTTAGAATTTGCAATATCGAACAGGGATTTTTCATGGCAGGATACATGGACAGATCAAACGACTGTATCAGATTGGAGAATCTGCTGAATAAATACAAAGAATATATTATTTACTAGAGAGGTGATACATAATGGCATATGCAGGCAAATGCAATAGATGCGGCGGGTTCTATGACCTGCCATTTGAACACGGAGCAGCAATAAGGACAAGGATGGTTGATGTGTTCGATGATGTAGTAGAGACAAAGGATCTATGCCCGGACTGTCTGGAAGAATTGCGAGATTTCCTTGAGGGGGCACAGCTCAATGATCCGCTTGGAGAAAGACAGATAGGGTTTAAGACTCGGGTAGATCCGTACAATCATCTGATGAATAGGTTTACCCGGAAGGAGTGAGAGGATGGCAAAATCAGATAGAAAACTACACGAAGCAAGAATGGCGGGTGCTGCATGGCTGATGAATGTCATCAAGACACAGGGCATGGAAGCAGCAGAGAAAGAACTCAAGACCAGAGGAGCCATGTTTGTTCCGCTTGAGGTCAACCAGAAGCAGCTTGATGAGTCAGTATATAAGATCAAGTTAAATACGATAGACACGATTTTGATTATGTCCTGCATGGTCTTACGTGATGAGTTCGATTTTGGACAGAAGAGGCTTGATAGGTTCTGTGAAAGATTTAATTCAAAGACAGAGGCTATATGTGATGGGGATATCATATGGGATGATCTTATACAGACTTTGAAGGAAGAAACAGGTTTGGATTTCACCATCCGGGAGAACAAGTAGGAGGTGAGGCGGTGAAAGCGAAAGAGTATCTAAATCAGGTCAAAATGCTTGAGGATTACATGGACAGGTTAAGCAATGAATATTTCAAGATGAAAGAACTTGCAATGAATCCGGGTGGATTTGACTATTCAAAGGAAAGGGTACAGTCCAGTGCCGTGGCAGATACTATGAGTCGTACAGTTGGCAGATATGTTGACCTTGAAACTGAGATGAATGAATGCAGAAAAACATTTGAAGATTTCCGGAATAAAGCAGTTCACCAGATGTGTCAGTTGTGTAATACGAAGTATACGGAGATATTGTATCAGAAGTACATAAACTATAAGTCATTAAAGGATATTGCAGAGGAGATGGAATATTCATATGACTGGATAAGACATGCTCATGGCTGGGCTCTGCAGGAGTTCCAGCGGACATGGGGCGATTATCTAAAATCCGACACATTCATAACACACTAAGAGCATTGCACAAACACATGGTCATGCTTTAATATAGACCATGAAATATTGATTCATAAGGGACATGACCGTTTGCCATTTCGGTTGTGTCCATTTTCTTATGCCCAGTGGTTAAAATGTAAACTCCTAAATCGTAAAATGTGAAAATGTCGTTATTGATTCTCTCCCCCACTGGGCTATTTTGTTTGAGGTGTGAGATATGAGTAAGATTAAAAGATTCGAGGTTGTGAGACCTGAATATAGTTTTGAATATATACATCCGATACTTGGTAGATTGGCTTTACCAATGGCCATGATAAAGGTGATGGTTAAGTGCACTAAGATATATAAATTTCAGCCAACTATAAAGTTGGGTGGAGAGGTAAAGAATGTATGTAAACCGCTGTACAAGATTGTGATTCCGAAGAGAGTGAGAAAGAAAGTATAGCTTCGAACCTATATCGAAGCTAGGAAGAGGCAGATATGCAGATTGAATATGTTGATATTGATAAGTTAATACCATATGCCAAGAACGCAAAGAAGCATCCACAGGAACAGATTGAGCAGATAAAGCAATCCATCAGCGAGTTTGGATTCAATGATCCGCTTGCAATCGACGAGAGCAACGTCCTGATAGAGGGACATGGAAGGCTCTTGGCAGCCAAGGAGCTTGGATATACCGAACTGCCTTGTATAAGGCTTACGGAGCTCACAGAGCAGCAGAAGAAAGCATATATCCTGGCGCACAACAAGTTGACCATGAACAGTGGTTTTGACTTGGATTTGCTCAACCAGGAGCTTACAGCCATAGAGGATTTTGACATGGCAGACTTTGGTTTTGATGTTCCAGACCTGCTTGAGGATGATGAGGATGACGGATACTACGGCGATGAACGAGAGCGAACATACGAGGAATATAACCTTGATGATTTTGACGGAGCAAGGGCAGAGGGATTTTATCAGATGCCAATTATCGAGGCACAGAATGCAGAGCCGGATGAGCTGATATCATTCAATTATGTTCTATCCACAAAGAAGCGTAGATGTGGAGTACATTTTTACATTGATGACTACCAGTTTGAGCGAATCTGGAACAGCCCACAACAGTACATGGACAAGCTGAGAGAGTTTGACTGTGTATTTACTCCAGACTTCAGTCTGTACATGGACATGCCGATGCCTATGAAGATATGGAACGTGTACAGAAGCCGTCTCATCGGTCAGATGATGCAGGATGTGGGTATTACCGTTATACCAACGCTTTCATGGGCTGAGAAAGAAACATATACATTCTGTTTTGATGGAATACAACAGGGTGGAACTGTTTCAGTGTCAACTATTGGAGTCAAGCTGGATGACGAAAATAAGCAGATGTGGTATAATGGAATGACAGAAGCACTCAAGCGCATCAGGCCAAAGAGAGTGCTTGTATATGGCGGTGATATAGGTTATAAATTCCCTGACAGTATTCAGGTGAAATATTATGACAATAAAGCATTTAAGAGAGGTTAGGTGGGAGATATGCTTAAGGACACATTTTTACACCATATGAAGAAAGCGCAGGCATTCAGGATTGGAGATTATTTTATATATTATAGTCCAGCATCAATCGTTAATTATGATACGGATGAGGAGATAACATTCAAGAATATAGATGACCTCTATGAGAATGGAATGCTTGGAGATAAAAAACTTAAAGAGTTTTGGGAATCTGAGGAGGATGCATTTAACAATCCTTTATGTATGTGCGTGAATGACGACAGCAGTTTGTGGTTCCCGATAGAGGAAGAATAGATATTACATAGTTATAGTACGTTGGGACACTTCATTGTGAAGTGTCCTTTTTTCGTGGAGGTAAAGCAATTGGGTGGCAGAGGAGCAAACGCATTCAGGGCAAAGCAAGGAGATAGGGGGCTATCATTTTCAAATGGAAGAGGTAAGTCATCTGAGAAGTTGTTTCCTGCCTGGATGAATGGTTCAAAGAATACAGGAAGTATAGACAGGGTTATCAAGAATTTTAATGATAAGCACACCAAGAGTGGTCGAGAATGGGGAGTCCAAGTGGATGATAATGGGTATGTGACACATTATTATAAGGGTTCCAGAGGTAGTGTGAGTTATGATGCATTTGAAAGCGAAGGTAAGCACTTTATACACAATCATCCAGCGAATGGATGGGGTAATTTTAGTGGGGCAGACCTTGAGACATGGGCAGGTAGTGGGCAAAAGGCGGTAACAGCAAGCAGCAGAAACGCATTGCCGCCTAGAGGTATAGATCCTAAGCTATATAGCAAAAGAAGAGCAGGAACATATACGATTAAAAAGAAACCACATTTTAAGGCTACGGAGTTCAACAAAGCCATTCATAGCGTCAAGGTAAGTAGTGACAACTATGATGCGGATCTCAGTAAGTGGCTCAGCAGAAACGCAAAGAAGTATGGATATGAATATTCATATAAGCCAGCGAAGAATAAGGTGTAAATAGATTGATATGAAAGGCAGGTGAAACGGATGGGAAAGAGCTTTAAGGACATGACAAAAGAAGAGCTTCAGGAAGCGGGCAAGAAAGGCGGCGTCAAATCAGGTAAGACAAGAGCTGCAAAAAAGCAGATGAAAGATGCCCTTGAGACTATCCTGTCCATGAGCCTGCATAAAGGTGCTGTGGTTAATATCGACAAGATAAAGAACATAGCAGATATAAAGGGCAAGAACATCACGGTCCAGGACGCTGTACTCATAGCACAGGTCCAGAAAGCTCTCAAGGGCTCAATTGCCAGTGCTGAGTTCATTAGGGATACAGTGGGGCAGAGGCCTGAGGATATTATCAATCTGAATACCGAGGGCGAAGATATGACATTGAATATAAATGTGTCGTATGGTGATGAAACACCTCTGGATAATTCCGAAGTGGAGGATATGGCAGACGATGAACATTAAAGTTGAGCTTAATCCTGCATTTAAGGAAGTGAACAGGAGCAAGAGAAGATATATAGTTATGAAAGGCTCGGCTGGATCCGGGAAAAGTGTTGACACAGCCACAAACTATATACTCAGGCTCCTTCAGGATCCAGGCAGGAATTTATTATGTGTAAGAAAATCAGATATAACAAACAGAGATAGCACTTTTGCAGAATTGCAGGGTGCTATTTTTCGTATGTTCGGTGATAAATATGAGAAATACTGGACCATCAAGCAGAACCCGCTCATGATCGAATGCAAGGCAAATTGTAACCAGATCATATTCAGAGGGGTAAATGATGATAAGCAGCGTGAAAAGCTGAAATCTATCACATTTAAGCGTGGAAAGCTCACGGATGTATGGATAGAAGAGGCTACGGAGCTTATGCAGAGTGATTTTGAGATTATAGATGACCGTCTCAGAGGTAAGCTGCCACCAGGGCAGTTCTATCAGATTAAGATGACATTTAACCCTGTATCAGCTACCCACTGGATAAAGAAAAACTTCTTTGATATTGAGGACGAGAATGTACTGACAC